AGGATGAGCGACGGGAGCTGCGAGCTCGTTACCGTGAGCTGGTGCATGCTCGGTCGTTGTCGGTGGAGGAGTTGAGCCCGAGCCACCCGATTGGGTCTCGGCTGTCGACATACGCCGCTCTGATTGACCTTGCCGGCGAGCTCGCGGAGAGGTGGCTCGAGATGAAGCCAGCTGCGTGGCTGTGCCAGGAGCGTTGGGCAGCGATGCTCGGTGCCGGCCGTCCTGCCGATGTGGCAACGCAGGCGATGGAGCGGCTCATCTCATGGGGCTGGTCTAGGTCAGCGCAGCTGCACGGCCATGGCGATGCAGCCAAGACCCTCGGCCGCGACGCTATCGGGACCTTCTCGGTGGATGCGGTGACAGGCAGGCCCAAGCTGCAGTTTGTGATGGCGACGGCCAACGACATGCTGCGCTCGGCAGGGTACCAGCCGGGAGCCGTAGCAGCGACATGGGCCTCACGCGGTTGGCTTGTTGGTGACAAGGGGTCAAATACTTCTAAAGTGGTTAGCGTGTCGGGTTTCAAGGTGCGCATGTACGACTTGAGCACGGTAGTTCACGCGCTGCATGTGTGGCCGAGCGAGGACGCAGCACCGAACATCTTTGGTCCGGATGTTCCGTTCTGAGTAGAAAACGACATCGGGGGGCAAAAATCGACATCGGTAGACTTGACCGCAGGTGAATACCTGTTAGGACATCATCTCACCGGCAGCGACAACTGCCGACCCTACATAGTCACCCCGCCCCGCTTAGGGGCACACCCAGGAGAGAAGCCATGAGGCTTACCATCGACAACGCGTCTGAGACTTTCGTCCACCTCGTCAACACCATCACCGGTGCCGACTTCAAGCAGAGCAAGACCTGCATCATCGGTGACACCCGCGTCGACAACCGTGTGTGCAACTACGAGACCAACACTCAGGTGGACTACAGCTTCACGCTGGCCATCCTCGAGACTGGCAAGGATGCTGACGGCGAGCTGCTGCACGAGATGCGCGTGATTGCCAACCGCACGGTGAACCTGCCTTGGTCCAAGGGAAACCGCACGACCATCACCTCGATTGCTATCTCTGACCAGTCGCCCATCGACCTGACGGGCCTCGGGCTTGCCATCGAGTTCTGCATCGACCGTCTCAGCGAGCAGGCCGATGTGGTCAGCCAGCATGTGCGCAGCGAGGTGGCCTATGTCTAAGGTCAACTACCCCAACGCGGTGCGTCAGATTCCTGTGCACGAGCACGGCAGCAAGGCATGGCTCATCGAGCGTGCCAACACCCTCGGCGCGTCTGAGCTGGGCAAGGCGCTCGGTGTCTCGCCCTACGGTGGCCTGCTCTCTCTGGTCATCGACAAGCGCCAGGCACTCGCCGGCAACCCCGAGGTCATCAGCTCTGATGCGATGCAGGACGGGCAGGACGCCGAGGACACGGTGCTGCGCATGGCATGGCGTCGGCTGCAGCAGCTCGCAGGCGGTGCCTACTACAGCACGCCGCAGCCTGAAATGGTCAAGGGCACGGCTATCGCGCTCGGCGCTGTGTCGGCCACGCCTGATGCGCTCATCATCGAGTCAGAGACAAGCAACGCGGTTAGTCTTATCGAGGCCAAGCTCGACCGGTCACGCAACACCGACTGGACCGAGGTGCTCGAGAACGGCTTTGGTCACCTGTCGGGAGCCGACTTGAGACTAAACTACTGGTGGCAGGTGCAGACCCAGCTCTATGTCTCGGGCCTCTCAGTGGGTTACCTCGCTGTGTGGACGGTGTTCAACTTCTACCTCATCGAGATTGAGGCAGACGAGGCCGCAGCCGATGTGATTGCCCAGGTTGGCCCGACGGTGATGGCATGGGTTACCGACTCGGCCGACCGGTTGCCGGCACCGACCGACGCTGACGGGCTGCGCACCATCGCAAGCACGGTGCGTCCTGCGTCTGAAGGCCCCATTGAGGTGGATGGCGAGGTTGCCGAGGCCCTTGCTGCCTATGTCTCGCTGGGCAAGCAGATTGACGCCCTGGACGAGCAGCGTGACGCAGCCAAGCGCATCATCCTGTCGGCTCACAATGCCGGCGCCAAGCTGGCCTCGGCCGACGGCATCAAGAGCAGTTTCATCGCAGCGTCGGAGCGCATGAGCATCGACACCAAGAAGCTCGAGACTGACCACCCTGCGCTGGTGGCAGACTACCGCAAGGTGACGCAGGTGTCGGCCTCGTGCCGCGTGACGGCACCGCGTAGCAAGGGCTAAGCCCGGTGGCAGGTGCAACCCCTGCCATGCTGCCTACCGCCCAATGTCGGGCAAGCCAGGAGAGAGACGATGAGTGACCCACTGAAGATTGAGATTGTGATGTTGGCTGTGCAGCGCCGCGTGCTGCCTTTGCAGGGTGAGACAGCGGTGGAGCACGCGGTGCGGCTCTACAAGATTGCCGGTGACTGCATGGCTGCGCTCGAGGCCAAGGACGCGGTAGAGCCGACCCCCGTTGAGCCTGCTGCCTCGGCTGTGGTGACCTTCGATGCTCGTGACTGGGTTTGGACCAAGCCGCTGCCTGCACCGTATGTGACAGCGGTTGAAATCACCAAGCAGCGCCGGGACTAAGCCCGCTGCTGGGTGCAAGCCCCAGCACGCTGCCTCACCCGCCCCGCCTAGGGGCATTCGAGAGGAGGATGAGATGAGCCAGATGAGATTGATTACCGACAGCCGTGACGAGTGGACCGTGAAAGAGCTGGTGGAGACGCTGCATGCCAAGGTTGACGACCTCGAGCGCAAGCTCGATGCGCAGCTCAAGCGCAATGAGGCCATCAGCTGGCAGCTGCACGCTATCATCCTGCACCTCACCGGCGACCGCGCTGCGCTGACTGCCTTTGTGATGGCCTCTGAGCCTACGGTGGTGCCCAACGAGGACGAGGCCATGCCTGTCCTGGCATCCTGCCCCTGCTGTGAGCGTAAGGAAGCAACCACTGCCGAGCAGGTTGAGGAGCTGTTTGGCTACCGCACCATGGCAGACGGCAAGACCATCGTGCAGAGCTGGTGCCGTGAGTGCCGTGGCCTCGAGGGCAAGACCAGCCCGCGTCGCAAGCGTGCCAAGGCCGTCGCTTGGTCCAAGATGGATGCGCAGGCATGCGCCTTTGCCAAAGCCTACACACAGACTCGCAACGAGATGCTTGAGTACGAGGCCAAGGCAAAGAACGAGACCTACTCTCCTGCCGTGCGCGCTCAATACCAGGCGAAGGCCGATGCCAAGCGCAAGGAGCAGGCCAAGCACAAGTCCGAATACAACAAGCGAGTAGCCGTGCTTCAAGCCGGTCTCACCAAGTAACCCAATCCCCCCCGCAAGGATAGAACCATGAGCATGCAGATTCAGAAGAACCAGCACCCCGTCGAGGGCTGGCTCGCCAACCCCGAGAACTTTGCCAAGGTCGCCAATGCGCTGCCGACGCACCTCAACGCCGAGCGCATGCGCCGGCTCTACCTCACGGTGTTCAACAACAGCCCGGCACTCAAGCAGTGCAGCCCTGCCTCGGTCATCGGCTGCCTCCTCAAGTCTGCCCAGCTCGGCCTCGAGCCAGACGGTGGCAAGCTCTACCTCATCCCTCGAGGTGGCGATTGCACGCTGCAGATTGGCTATCAGGGCTACATCGAGCTGGCCCGCCGCTCTGGTCAGATTGCCGCCATCGAGGCCAACATCGTCTACGAGAGTGACGACTTCTCGATTGCCTACCACCTGGACAGCAAGTTCGAGCACCGGCCCAACCTGCGTCGGGCTGCCGACGACAAGGTGCTCGGCGTCTACTGCTATGCCAAGCTGACCTCTGGTGAGCGTCTGTTCACTTGGATGAGCCATGCCGATGTGGAGCATGTGCGTCGCACGAGCTCAGGCAACAGCAGCACCTGGACAAAGCACTGGGGCGAGATGGCAAAGAAAACGGTGCTCAAGCGCGCCGCCAAGATGCTGCCCAGCTCGATTGAGATGGCTACCGCGCTCGAGGCCGAGGCCGAGCAGGAGGGCTACCAGGTGGAGGCCCCGGTGGTGTCTCACACGGTGGTGACGACCCCGACTGCGGTTGGTGGTGCGCGTCTGCCTGCCCCGCCGCCGCCTGTCGAGGTGACGGCCGAGGAGGTCGAGGTCGAGGACCTGTCTGCAACCGAGGCTGCCAGCGAGCCTCTCAACCTTGACGAGGTGCCGTTTTGAGCCAGCCCTACCCTCACGCCCGAGATGTGCTGACTGCACGCATCGAGCAGCTGCACGGAACGCAGCGCAGATTGTCTGACCTGCTCGGCATCAGCCGGCAGCTGTTGCTGCAGCGTCAAAAGGTTGCATGCGAGACTGAGACGGTGCATCCATGGTGGTGCAACCTGCTCATCATGGAGTCGTCCTGGCTGCATGAGCCGCCGGCAGGTTGGCCGATGCCGAGCCCGATGTTGGTGATGGCAGCGGTTGAGCTCAACCAGAGGACCTACGACCAGTACCGCCGCGTTCGTGGCCCCAAGAAGCAGGCGAAGCCATGACCACCGAACAGTTAGAGGACATCGAACAGTTGGCGCGCCGCGTTATCGCCTGCAAGCGGTGGGGGTGGATGCCGGGCATGCTGTCCAATAAGGGCCTGCGCATCGTTCGGCGCGACTTCGACGGCTATGTCGTCGGGTACTACGAGAACATGTCGTACATTGCCGAGTGCGTGCCGGGCACCCTCCCAGACCTCACCGACCCTGCAACGCTCGGCTGCCTGCTCTCCCTGGTGCGTGAGGCATGGGGCCCCGAGGCTACCGTGTCGGTCAACATCAGTGGCTTTTGGGCTGTTGGTGGTGCACGCATCCAGAAGGGCAAGAGCGCCGGTCACACCATCAACCTCGGCATCTGGAAGCTCACTGAGGTCGAGGCCCTTGTGGCCGCCCTCGAGGTGGCACCCTGAACCCACCGGATAGTCCGGATAGTTGCCGCCAGTCGTAAAGTGTGGCTTTACACCTGCCACTCATAACTACCCATAACCGCGCATTACCGCGCATAACCGTAAGACCCGCATGACCATCAACCTCAAAGACCTCAGCGACGAGCAGCTGCTTGCCGAGTGGGAGCAGGCGCGGAATGCCTATGAGGCTTACTACAAAGCTTACCGTGCCGCATCAGCAGTGCACGACAAGCTGACTGGTCCGCCGCTCAAGGAGTACAACGCCATCAGAGCCGATGAGGCCAAGACGGCTCAGTGGCGTTTGCAGTGCGAGACCTCTCATGCCGCGCTCTTGGAGCTGAGCTCACAGAGTGACCCTATCGCAGCCAAGCGTAATGCCTATGCTGCCGAGTGGAAGCGACGCGGCAACCAGCTGCACTACCCTCGCATCGAAGCGTTGAAGCGTGAGCTGAATCGAGGCAAGTCGTGACCCGCATCGTCTACACCGGCGTGGACCCGGGCAAGAGCGGAGCCATCGCCTCTGTGGACGCAGACGGCACCATCCTCAAGGTGTCGCGTTTCAACCAAGCAGACACCGAGGGTCGCATCGCCCTCATCATCGGTGACCACCTAGCCGAGCTGGGTGACGACATCCACGCAGCGACCATCGAGCGCGTTGGAGCCATGCCCAAGCAGGGCCTGAGCAGCACCTTCACTTTTGGGAGGGTGTACGGAGAGGCATGGGCGGGTCTCATCCTAAGCAAGGCCCGCGTGTCGAGCGTGACGCCAGGCACATGGCAGGCCGACATGAAGCTGCCCAAGAAGGTGGAGTACGCATCACACAAGCGAGCCATCAAGCAGGCAGCCGAGTCGCGCTGGGGCCGCACCTTCACGCTCGACCAGGTGGACGCCATCTGGATAGCCGAGTGGGCAAGACTCAAGGGGCCGTGGTCACGCGGCTCAACAGAAGGAGGCTAGGATGACCGAGGAGTGGACCAGACCGTTGATGCCTACCAAGGCTCTGCTCGAGCTTCACTTTGGTGGCGACTGGCACGCCATCAGCGAGGGGCGCGTCTACAGCCTCGGCTCTCACACGCCGGTGCCTTGGACCATGGGCCTGACTTCAACCTACGGCATGCTGCGCATGAACCTGCGATTGAGCGAAGGTGGCCTCTTCATTGCCAGCCTGACCTACGATGAGATGGACGAGCCCATCACAGTCTCGGCAGGGGCCGTCTTTACCGAGGCCATCAGCAGCGTGGTACGAGCCTACCGCAACACAGCTCTGAGCCTGCCTGCCCCTGTTACCGAGGCAACCAGCGAGCGCGGCGCCTACTACCGCCAACACCTTACACTTAGACGGAGACAAGCCAAATGAGAACCGAGAACATTGACGACCTGTCTGCCCTTGGGCAGCGCATCTGGATTCTGAATGCCCTGCAGCGCGACACCGGGCTGCGAGCTGTCTACACCGAGACCACGAACCGAGACCAGTACGGCCGGCTCATGTACCGCCTGCGTCCTGTGTCGATTGACGAGTGTGAGTTCTGGGCATGGCACGCTACCGTGTCGACGCTGTCGGCCAACCCCGTCGTGCTGGCCCTCGAGGTCCGGCAGCTCTGGTCAGAGTGGCAACGCAAGGTTGCTCGAGGTGGCCGGTGAGCTCGCCCTACTGCTACATCCTCGCCGGCGTTCGCATGGTGCCAGAGGAGCGCAAGGTGCAGCCCGACATCGTGCTGGCTTGCTTTGTCGTGCTCTTCTTTGGCTACCTGTCGTGGCTCCTGGTGCGCAACCTCGACCGTGAGCCATGAGTGCCATCTACACGGCCGTGATGGACATCGTGATGCGTGACCCGGTCATCGTGGTCATGGGCATCATCCTTCTTATCTCTGTTTACGCTGACAAAATCGACCGCTGGTGACCCGATGGAACTGATGGACGCAAAGCAAATGCGGCGCAAGCCGCTTGATGATGAGGGCGACATCGCCAAACCAGACAGGCTCGAGGCCATCGCCATGCGTCGGCTCGTTGCAGCTCGTGGCTACTGGCTGTCACCCATGCACGCCAACACGCCGGTGCCAAGGCTCGAGGGCAAGGAGCTGGTCATCGACATCGCCCTGGCACACAGCACGGCCCCCGTCGTGTCGAAGTTCGAGTCGTGCAAGAGCGTGCTCGAGCGCATCGACAACCCCGGGCAGAAGCGCGCCTCTTACCCGGGCCGCACTAGCCTTAGCACGCACGACACACTGGTGAACCAGAGGGCTCTGGCCAGTCATGAGCGCCTGACCTCGAGCGAGCGCGATGCGATGGAGCGCAACAAAGAGGAGCGGCGCAAGGCCGAGATTGAGGACAAGGCACGGCGCATGCGTGAGATGGAGGCCGAACTGCTGCCCCAGCTCAGCGAGGAGGACAAGGCGCGCAACCTTGCCAAGGCCAAGCGCGTTAGAGACAAGGCAGCTGCTCATCAGGCCGAGCAGGACCGTCTCAAGGCCAAGCGTGAGGCAGCCATCGCAGCCAAGCGCGGCATGACGCTAGCGCAGCGTGAGGAGGAGGACCTGCGGCGCAAGCGTGAGCAGAGCCGAGCCCGTCGCGCCAAAGCCAAGGCAGCTCTTGCAGCCGAGCGTGCACTGCTGGCTCCACCTGCCCCTGTCGTGCTCGAGGTGGTGCCTGCCCCTGCCCCCAAGGTTGAGACCAGCAAGCGAGGTCGGCCCAAGGCAGTGGCACCGCTTAGCCTGGAGCCCTCTGTGCAGCTGGTGCCGGCCATTGACGAGGCATACGCAACGCCCCTGCATGAGATTATCGCCAAGTGCCTGCACGAGCGCATGGTGGCGTGGCGCATCTACGAGCGCAAGGTGGGCAGGACCATCACCGAGGATGCCGAGGCCGAGGCCAAGCAGGACATCGAGGCCAGTATCATGGCTAAGTCCAACGAGGAGGCCGACTACCTCTACAAGTGGATGGAGCGCCGCATCATCCATGCTCGCACCGCCACCATCATCCGTCGTGAAAAGAGACGCGGCAACATCAACGACGACACGGCCATGCAGGTCAGAGCAGCCATCAACCCCATGACGGCCAAGCGGCTCGCCGTCGCTGAGCTCACACCCGAGGAGCAGGCCGACCGCCGCCGAGCCAAGCAAGCCGAGTATAAGCAGAACCGCCGCAAGAAGGGCAAGGCATGAAGCAGATGACACCCGAACAGCGGGCTGATGCTATCGCCCGCATCACAGCCGTTGTAGAGGCTAAGCGAGCCGAGGATGATGCAGCTGCCGACACGGTGGCTAAGGTAGCCAAGGTCAAGACCGAGAAGCGCCGGGCAGCCTGCAAAGAATACACCAAGCGGTGGCAGGCCAAGTGCAAGGCCGAGCGTGATGCCGACCCTGCCTTGCGTGAAGCCTACCTCGAGCAGCAGCGCATCAAAGACCGAGCCTACTACCATCAAAGGAAAGCCAGACAATGAGCACAGCGTCCTACAAGCGAGACCCGATTGAGTACCGCCGAGAGGTAATGATGAGGACGGTGGCAGCAGCCACCGGCTACTCGTGGTCTCTGGCCTCGCAGCCGTTTGCCGACTTCATCCTGACCAAGCGCGGCACCAGTCGGAACTACTTCATCTTGGTCAAGGTCTACGAGTGCATGAGCCCGGGCACAGGTGACCTCTGCATCGACGCTGCCGAGTGGGCGGCAGGTACGGTAGCAGCGCAGGCCCTTGGCTGTGCCTTTGCCGTGCTCAGACGCACGCCAGACGGTGTGCAGATGATGGTGCATGGCGTCGACAACGACGACCACAAGCCCGCCCTCGAGGTGTCGAGCGGCTTTGTCGAGGTGCGTGTCCTGGCTGACTGGTTCGGGCCGAATGTGCAGCTGCCGAACGGCCAGACATGGCAGCACCTCAAGGCAGACTAGGGTGGTGTGACCGGCCCCGTAAGGACCCGCATCCTGCAAACCGGCCACACCATAAGTCTAGTCAGGCGGCTGCTCGGTAGGCGGTGCCGTTCGCTCGCCTGCGCTGCTAGGGCTACGGCTGCCTGCGTCAAAGACATTAGCCATAGCCGAGCCAAGGATGCCGGTCATGACCAGCAGGATGTCTTTGCTCATCTGGAAGTACGAGGTGCCGATGCCGTCCTTGTCGACGCTGCCGGGCACATACCAGTTCACGAGCGTGAGCGCGCCGAGGAAGCCCATCAGCGCGGCAATGCCGAGGAAGATGAGACGAAGGATGGACAGCTTGCGGGCTGCCTTACGGTCGGCCGCAGCAATCTCAATGGCGATGCCCCGATTGAGACGCGCCACCTCGGCCTCGGCCACAGCAGCACGAGCCAGAGCATCAGACAGGGTGATAGAGGGGTCTTGCTCAATCATGGCTACTCATCCCAGCTGTTGACTTGGTTCTCGAGCCGACCGAGCCGCCTGCCAAGGTCCTGGACATCGTCAGCCAGTCGGTTGAGGGTCTGGCCGTCGGGCATCTCGTCAAGCCGGTGCCGCATCTCCTTGACCTCGGCCCTGAGCTCCTTCCACTCTTCGCGCATCATGTTGAAGGCAAAGGAGCCAAGCAAGAGGATGACGGTCGAGGCAAGAGAGCCGATGACGGTGACGATGCGCCACATGGTCGGCAGGCCGACGACGGCCTTAGCCGCCAGCGACTCCACCGAGCCAGTGCGCTGGTCACTCGCCATGGGTGTCAACGCTCACCTTCGCGGCGTCTGCATCGAGCGCGCGCTCAACCTTGGTCTTGACCTCGACATTGCCGGCAGCGAGGGCCGAGGCTCCACTGGCAAGCGCAACCCACATGGGAATGGTGACTGCCCCGAGACCGCCTGTCACAGCCGTCACGATGACCGGCACGACGGTTCCGGCAAGACCACCGATGACAAGGCCCCAGTTGAGCTTGCCCTTGCTGTTCGTGAACTTGACCATGTTGCCTCCTAGACTGTTGCAGGGTCGAACCATCCGACCGTCTTGCCGATGAGCTCAGCGTCGGACCACTTGTGCAGCTTGCGGTAGACACCGTCGCCCTCGCGTGAGCCAGCCGCGTTAGTGTTGCCCTCGATGGTGTGGAAGCCGATGGCGTCGACAGCGACCACGATGCCGGTGTGACCTTGGCACCAAGAGCCCTTGCGAGCTGCAGCTGCAGCCGTGGCATCCTGAGCTCGTGACCAGATGTAGCCTGGCTTGACCTTAGCCTGGTACTCCATCTCGGTGGGCACGACATAGACGCAGGTCTTGCTGTTGCGGCTCATCTGAAAAAGCGAGACAGCCGAGCCCGAGCACCACTTGGGCGGCTTAGCCAGACCACGACTGGTCATGACGCACCAGCTCACAAAGGCAGCGCACCAAGGGGAGCCCTTGGTCATGCCGAGAGAGTGCAGGTACTTCTCGACATCGGGGCCTGCATTCTTGCCGACCTCACGCACGCCCTTGTTGGCCTCGGCGGTGGCCGTGGCGATGAGAGCCAGAGCAGCCTCGGTGATGTTGATAGGCGCGGCAGGTGCTGCAGCAGCGGCAGGCGGTGCCTTGATAGCAGCGAGTGTGCCGGGACCGAGCTTGCCGTCGGCAGGCACTCCATGCTGAGCTTGCAGGGTGGCCACAGCAGAGGCAAAAACGGGTGTCTTAGGGTCGAGCGTGCGCAGCGGGCTAGGTAGGTCGGCCACCCGCCATAGCACCCCTGCTTTGCTGATGTTGTAGGCTACTGCTGCGTCGCTCATGGTCCTATCCTTTCTTGCGTGGGCCACGCTTGGCCGGTGCCTTGACGGCTACTGGTACGGATTCGAGCTTGGCGATGTCGGCAGCGAGCTCGAGCTTGCCGGCCATCTTGGCCTTGACCCAGCCGGGCTGCTCAAGGTTGACCACCTTGCCAATGATGACATCCTTGGGCTTCTCCTCTTTGAACTCCCACTGGATGCCAGTCGTGGTCGGTGTCTCGACTACCACAAGCGGCTTGCCCGACAGCGAGACCCGCTCCTGCAGAGCCGACACGATGCTCTCGAGGGCAAGGAGGACGGCAGGCTCGTCAAAGTGGCGTGTCACCACCTCGATGTGCATGTTGCCCGGCGTCTTGACCACGATGCCGTCACGCGTCGGGTACGAGGTGCAGTGTTTGAGCTCAGAGAAGAGGCTGGCAAGAAGGTGGATGCTCATGGTCTCGTGCGGGGATTACGGGAGGTCGGTATCGACTAGGATTTTTTCTTGCATGTTGATGCCATAGATGGTCACAGGCGAGGCAATGGAAGTCCTTACCTCAACGGTAACGCCAAACCAAGTAGAGACTGGAATGCCTGTGAGTCTTTGGATGACGCAGCCGGGCCCACCAGTGTTCAGAGTGACCGAGCCGTAAGAGGTGGTTACGCGCACATCGCAATCGTCGGAGGCCGTCACGCCAATAAGCATCTCGCCGTTGGCCGTCGGCAGCAGCTTGGCCTGGAAGCCGTAGGCTACCACATAGCCGGTTGGTGCAGGAATGACCACCTTGGGCAGGCTGGCCAGCAGCCGACGACGGGTGGCAAAGAGAAACCGGTCACGCAGGAGCAGGTCCTCCATGCTCACCGACTCAATAGTGTCACCAGCCGCAAGACCTCTGGCCAACGCTGGCTCTTTACCAGGTACAGTAAACGACATCAGAGCACCCTGCAGTTGAAACCAAAGATGTAGAGGTCGGTGGTAGCTTGAATGTAGCCGTAGTAGACCGCATCGGTGGTGCCGTTGCTGCCCTGCGCAATGCCACCTTCAAGGTTAGGACCCCATGTGAAGCGCACCGGCGTGCTCTTGGTCACCTCTCTGCTCAGCATGGCATCGCGCATGCCCCAATTTGCGTCGCCTGCAAGCACGCCGTTCATGTAGACCGTGTTGCCAGGCTCTCGACCTCGTGTTCGTTGCGCACCAAACCGAGGCACAGAGACATCATAATTGCCGATTTCGTTGCCGACCAAGTTGCCCTGGTAGTCCCGCACGCCAAACCTGATGGTAGGGAAGCTTGTCTGCGCTCCGTTGTATGTCACGCATTGAAAACTGACATGCAGCTGCTGCACCGAGTCGAGGGTTTGGACAAAGAAGGCGAAGGTAGCTTCCTCGCCAGCCGGAAGCACGCAGCCGAGGTAGCCGCCGCTTGTGAGCAGACTGCCGGCATCAGGCTGCAACTCCATCATCGACGCGTTGATTTGGTTGTTGAGCTCGTTGATGATGGTCGTCTGCTGATAGGCATAGGGCTTCTGCAACCCTTGGTCCAAAGCTCGAGCAACCTCCACCGTAATCGAGAACAGCTCAATGCGGCCAAGCTCGTACACGGTGCCAGTCCAGCTAGCTGAAGGGCCACCAGTTGCTGCAACAGTACTAGTCGGCATGATGGCTGGCTGTATCTCTATCTCAGGCCAGATGAGCAGCACGCCATGAGGAGGCCGTTCAGGGTTGGTGTTGTGCTTGAACGCACACACTTGATACTGCCTCAACGCGTTACCAGCTGGCGCCGGGGTGGTTCCACTGGAAGCTATGCCAAGCAGATGGTACATCTCGGTGTAAGAGCCAGCCGCCAGCGTGAACGGAAACGGGGTGCCAGATGCTGGCTCACAGAAGACCTGATTGCCCACCGCGCCAGCCAAAATTACCGAACCAGCGGAAGCACCGACATCGCTCTGCCAGCCAACCATGAAGCCCTGCAAGCCAGATAGCGGCTGGGTTGTGGTGAACGGCACCTCCACCGTGGTTGGCGAGGCACTGCCACCAACCGGGACTTGCACCTGCGCACCGCTGTCGAGGTGCCGGACATAGAGCTGGCCGCCGATAGCTGCGTTGGTGGTCTTGTAGAACACCTTGAACACAAAGTCGGTTGCGTTGATGCCCACATCGACGGTGAGCACGGTGCCTCTTGGCTCCCAATACGAGGCCCACTTGACCTTGGCAGCACCCTCGTCGGTAGTCGGGTAGGCAAAGGTGCCAAGCCGGCGCAAGGCAGACGGGTATGCATTCACATTGCGCGTGAGGCCGTAGCCTAGGAAAGCCGACAGAGGCTGGTCTGGCTGCGTCAGTGTGTCATCGAGCTTGAACCATCCCATTAGCGCACCCACTGTCGAGCATAGTCAGTTGAGCCAAACACCTGCCCTGTGCCATCGGCTTGAAACACATCCCAGATAGCGTCAAGGTCGCCAGCACTAAAGTAATTGGCAGGTGCCAGCACGATGATGTCGCCCGCCACAGCAAAAGCATCAAAGCCCGGCAGCTCGAGGTCGTTGCCAATCACATTCGTCAACGCACCTTGGGCCTTGAGCGTGCCGTACTGGTCGAGCAGCTGCACCTCGTACCAGGAGCCGATGATGTTGTGTGTGCGGGTGAACGCTTCAGCGTCGGTAGCAGGCGCGCCAGGTGATGCGCTGATAGGTGGTGCCGTAAAGAAGTTAGCGTCAATCTCGATAAGGTCTCCACCTGGCACATCGGTCACGAGGCCAGAGCAGGACCACACCGAGACATGCGCTGCCGGTGACACATAGCCAGGCAAGATGAGGGTGTAGGCCGTTGTCGGTGTCTGCCACGAGCGCGCTGCCTTGAGCACATAGCCCGTCAGCAGCGAGATACCCATCTCGCCGTTACTGTTGACGATGAAGTCGCTCGAGAGCGCCACCTCCTGCCCGATGCTTAGGTCGGCCTGCGAGTCACGCAGCGACAGGTCCACACGGGCTGCGCTCTGGCTGTACCGCATGACCAGACCAAAGGCGTTGGCCATCATCTTGCTACGGCCCCAGTCGGACGCGTTTGGAGGTCTAAACAGGGTCTGCCAATGGCCGACTGTGGTGGTCTTGCCCAAGCCAGAGTTGGCTAGGTCGGTGTTCTGGAAAGGCACTTCCACGACCGTGGCTTTGTCGCCCATGTCGACGCAATACTTTGCGTTGACCCGCATGATGCTCAAGCCCCGGTCAAAGGTCAGCTTGATGCTAGGGTCCGACAAGGCCGAGTCGTTGACGAAGATGGGCGTCTGCCGAGCTCCTGCCCATGAGCCAAAATAGAACTTGCCCTTGTCGTAGACCATGTAGGCGCCGAGCCGCTTGAGTATCTGCTCAAGCACCTCGCCAACGGTCTTGGCCGAGGTGTGCTGGTAGGGCAGCACCGTCGAGTAGTCATCACTCAGCGAGATGCTGCCATAGGCGTTGATGATTGGCACATCTGGACTTTGCAGGCCGATTGCCACCGCATTGAGGCTTGATGCGTCAATGAGGTCGGTCCAGCTCGCCATCGTGAACGGTAGCCATGCCGCCTCGCTTGCCGACCGAGCGCCGGTGGCAAAGGTGGTGTCCTGGTTGTAGGTGCCGAGCAACAAGTCGGTGATGAGAGAGGCAAGGTTGAGCGCCTCAATGCAGTTCTCGCCACGAATGCCAGGCTGTGCGTTCTGCACTCGGTTTCGGTAATGTGCAACTTCCGTGTATGGAGCGTTTTCGTCCTCATACGGTTGAATGTCGACTCCAAAGCCAAGCGTTGGGCCGAGGTTGCCGTCGGCATAGTAGCCGTCGCTGAACACCATGCGGTAGCCATTGTCTCTGACTGTCGCTGTGCCAGAGTAGGCGATGCCATACTCGCTCGAGATAACCACATAGCCTGGCTTGACCGTAATGTCTGCCAAGCCGATGCCGCCAAAGCCCTCTTGCCTCACCTGCCAGAGCGTCGACACTGTTGACCCTGTGACAGGCGCAGCAGGGTCGTACAGAGGGCCGTAGAGCCTGCTATTGTATTCGGTCTGCACATACGCCCTTGAAAGAGCCTCGTTACCCTCCAAGTTGACAATCGTGCCTATGCCACTGCCAGCGAGCTGCACCGAGACATCGCCCCATGCCGGCACAAACGGCGCCGACTTGATGTAGGCCATGAGGCTCGAGCAATCGACCTTGATGAGGTTCTGTTGCCCGCTCGAGGTGTCGTTGCTGACCTTGTTGATGTAGCCGCGAAAGATGATTTCGGGCACGCTGCTGTCGAGGTCTATTGTCTCAATCTCCACCGGCAGCTGCTCGCAACCACCAAGCGGGCTGTCATCGTTGAGGTCGTAGATGATTGAGCCAATGAGCTGATTCGATGACTCTTTGGCCATCGGAATGGGCACAGGCGCGCAACCCTGCACGCGGTAGCCCACCAGCGTAGGGCTGTTGCTCGTGATTCTGAAAACCGTGTTCTGCACGCGGTACTGATTGCCCACCGTGAACAGGCTAGGGTCAGCGACAGGTATGGTCACAGACCCCGGGTCAGGCGGTATGTAGTCAAGCATGCGCACTGGCTGGTTGCGCGCACTCGGGTCCAAGACCGGCCGCTTGCCTCGGCTCAACAACAACTTCTTGGTGTTCTCCGTCGAGAGCACCGTGAAGCTCGTAGTGCTGTCCGAGCCCATCGAGCCGAACACCTGTATCTCGCTGCTGAGCTGGTCAGACAGAGACACCACCGTGCCCTTGAAAACATCATCGTAATCTGGGTGATAACGAGTCGTGAGCACAGCCGGAGTCTGCTCGCCGGCAAGATTGAGACCAAGTATCCTGATGACTACAACGCGGTTGCTCATTAGGTCTGACCTCGGAAGATGAGACCAGCCGTGGACCACAGCCTTGGCTCGTCGGCCGCCGCCACAAAGTCCTGCGCAGAGCCCTTGTTGCTTACGCCTGGCATGCGGCACACCTGATAGGTGCCCGGAATCTTGCCTGCCGTCAGCGCAGCTTCACGGTAGAGCCGGAAGGTCACCCCTGTGGCTGCTGCCTCGATGAGCCCCTCAAGCGTGTTGTTGGGGTCGCCAATCTGACGGTTGGCTGCCGTCGCATAAATCTGAATGTTGGCAAACCACCGCGTGTAGTTCGCTGCGCAGAAGATGGTGCTCATCATCTCGAGGTCGGCAACCTCGCCCCAATTGACCACATCCGTCGACAGGCCGCTCATCTCGCTTGAGCTCGAGGCAGCGCGCTGGGTAATCATGCGCCGCACATCACCTGCTAGCCCAGCAGGGCCCCAGAACATGCCCGGGTTGATGTTGCTGGTCAAAGTGCCCGAGCCGGGTATCACCGTCGTAGAGGACGAGAACCCAAATTTGTTGGCCATGGCTACAGAGCCGAAGTTGACGCTGATGTTGGAGCCGGTGGTGTTGGTCCACTCAATGGCAAGCGGGCTATTCGCAGGTCCAGGACCATCGGTGTAGACATAGCTAGCCACCACGACGGTGCCGGCCCCAACCACGCTGTTGACAGCGTCACGCAAGAAGTCGGCCACCGTATCGCTAGCAGCATTCTTGGTCGTCGTGTTGTCGATGCCAAAGCCATACCGCTGCCCGCTCACATTGTAGAGCGTACCGTTGATGGTGATAGGCCCAACCGTGTCGGCCCAAGTGATGAGAGGGAAGTTCATTGTCAGGCTCCTTGCATGAGCAGGCCGCGTGCACGGGCACTCTCTTGCATCATGGCGAACTGGCGGGCCACGCTCTCGCCGTCGGCAAACACCGAGTCAACGCGCATGTTGAAAGAGTAGTTGTTGCTGGCTGCCTGTCCACCGTCGGCCGGCTTTTCGGTGGCCGGTGTCGAGCCTGCAGTCGGCTTTACCGTCGGCATCATCGCGTTACCAATGGCATAGGCTGCAAGACCTGCGGCCGCCATCGGGATAGCCAGGGGATTGAGCGCAGCTGCCATGATGCCTGCCTTGGCCATAGCCTCGTCGCCTTGGCCGATGATGACATTGCCGAGCTGGGAGCGTGCCATGTCTGCTGCTGCCTTGGCCGACAGCTTGCCGATAGCCAGCTGCTTGCCAGCGTTCTGCATGTAGATGCCCATCTCCTCGCCTGCTCGGTCCTTGACCGCCTGCAGCCGAGCGGCATCGCGCTCCTCTTTCTCGGCCTCAGTCAGCTCACCTCGAGCATGAATCTCGTCAATGTGGTCCTGCTCCGTCTTAGCAACGAAATCCAAGAACCTCTGATGAGCAGCTGCCTTCTCGGCATTGTGCTTCTCAATGTTATCAAGCTCGGTCCTAAGCCGGTCGAGCTCCATCTGTTGCTCGGTCTGGTCGTTCTCTCTCTTGAGAGCGGCAGCCTCCTCGCCCAACGCAATCTCAGCAGCATTCTTTGCACCGATGCGAGCAATCAGCTCGTCAAGAGTCTCCTCTTTGTCGCCCTCTTTCTTGGGCTTGCCGCCGCCGCCTGTCTTGGCAGGGGCTGGTGCCTTGCCTCCCTCAACAATCTCTTGGCGCAGCTTGCCGAGACGCTCCATGTCCTCGAGCTGCTTGTCAGTCAGGCCGCCCACATTGTCGCCTGACATGTTGTCAGCCATGTTCTGCAGCAGGGCCAGTGCCTCTACCTGCTTCACCGTGTTGTCGATGTTGGCGAGCGCAGCCGCACGCTGCTGCTCTTGCAGGCTTACCGACGAGTTAGTCAGGCCAGCATAGGCCGTCGCCATCGCATCAACGGTCTCAGTCAGCGTCTTGGCAGGCGCCAACGGCTTTTCCATCGCCTTGGCTGCCTTGTCCATGTTAGCAACGGTCTCTCTGGCTCGGGCCTCGCCCTCTTTAGCCATGGCGTCAAACGCCTCAAAGAAACCCATCTTCTCGAGCGCGTCTGCCCAAGTGCCAGGTATCTTGCGCAGCAGGTTGATGCCAGTGATAGCCGAGTCCACCAGCTGCGATGACACATCCTTGACCAGCTCGAGGATGGCATACAACCGGCCGTATGCCTCGTAGAGGTCGTCAGTCTGCAGCACTGCCTTGGCGAAGCTGCCTTGAATGTTGTTGAGCTGCTTCTCGAGGTCGTCCCATAGCGCCTGACCAGTGGTGCCGTAGGACCGGAACAGCTTCTCGCTGCTATCCAGAAACATCGTCACACCCTTCTCGGCTATCGCAAAGCCTGCCGTGACGCCTGCGATGGCTTTGATGGCGTTAGGACCGCCAACCTTGTTGATGAGGTTGCCGGCAGCGACATCAGCTTGGTCGGCCACATCACGAAGCTGGTCGGATAGCTTCTTGCCGGAAGCCTCCATCTGCTTCATCCCGGCTTTGCCCTTGTCGAGCGCGCTGACTAGGCCACTGCTGTCGCCATCAATCTCTGCAACCGTCTTAGCCATGAGGTCAGCCCTTGCCGAATAGTTGTGCTATACGCTCGGCCGACTTGCGCTTGCGCTCCTCGTACCGACGACCACCCTCCTGCAGTTCGTACTGCACAAAGGTAGCCAGCTCAAGTTGCGAATGAGTCAGGTCTCGGGCCGTGACGGCAGGTGTACCACGCTCGAGCCACTTGCCGATGCGGTTGGCCTCCCAGAAGCCGCTAGGCTCGGTCGTAAGCACGAGGCAGGTGGTCTCCTTGGCCTCCATCTCCTCGTGACCTAGACCCTGCCTGTAACCCATCGTGCAGCCTCTCTCGTGCCGTGTTGCGTCTGGACACTCCCAGCATCGAAAGCCATGCGACATCGTCAGCCGGGCAAAGTCTCGCCACGCTACACGGCTTAGGTTTTTGGGTAGCCGGCCGTCGCCACCGCCGATGCAATGTTGCCAATGTCGGTCCAAGGTATCTTGACCAGCCATGCCGACCTTGCAGCCGGCGTGGCCTCCTTGTCGAGCTCCTGGGCAAACCCCTCGGAGGCAGACACACAGGCCGTCAACAGCGTGATGTGCAGCTGCACCAGAGCCTCGAGCGCAGAGCCGTCCTCATCCTCGGCACGCAGCCGGCCGCGTACCTTGTCGAGAGCACCGTAGTACCGGGCACCCTCAAGCGAGTTTGGCTCACGCACCAAGAGCCGACCCTTCTGGCCCTTGACCTCTACCTCAATCCACACATTCTCGTTGAACTCAATCATCCCATCCCCCTGCCAACCTTAGTTGGTGTAGAAACCGACCGACCCAATGTCGGCCTTGCTCGTATTATTCACGATGCCGGCGAACTTGAGCCCGATGTTGCGGTACCCGTTGGTCTCACCCGGTGTCGGCCACTGCACCAGCTGCGGCTCGTTGAGCGAGAAAATCACCAAAGTCGTGGCGCTGATGCTAACACTCACCTCAAGGGGCGTGCTATCAACCGTGTTGTCCTGTGCCTCGGTCCAGTCAGGCGCCAGCGTCTCGGACAGGTCAGCCACCTCAATCTCAATCGACGGCGAGCTGGCCAGCGCAATCATCGCAATGCCCATGCCGTAGGTCTCGCGGGCGTCGAGCACATCCGACAGCGCAAAGCCGGGGTCGTAAGACACCTTGGCAAGAGCGCAGGTAGACGAGCTCAGAGGGCCTGAGGCAGAAAGAGAGCAGTTCTGACCGATAAGCGGCATCAGCGACAGGTTGGTCGGTTGCAGGCCAGTCGAATTCGTGACCGGCCGCCACTTGCCCTTGATGCTCCACTCCACCGTAATCTTGCCACCGGCCTCAAACGAGAACTTGGGGATGCACACGCAACCCTCGGCCTCGTACCGCTTCGCACCAATCTCCTCGTAGGCAATCGAGAAGGTCGAAGCCGAGTAAGCGTTGCCAGCAGTGCGGACAGCTGCAAGGTCGTAGATAGCCTGGCTAATGAACTTGAAGTCGTTGGTGCCGCCCGTGGCAATCGTGAACGGGCACGACCGCAGCAGAGCATACAGCACCGTGTTGGTAGTCGTAGGGTCGACCGTGAACGCACCGCCGGCAAAGTTCCAGTAGAGCTCGGTCGTGAAGCTGATGTCCCAGCCGATGCCGCCCGTCTTGGCTGCGACCTCGCCACCGTAGGGCGTCATCACATCAGCGCGACGGATGATGCCAGGGCCACGAGGAGTGAACTTGGGCGTGCCAACGACAGGCACGAAATCACCAAGAGCAGGTGCAGCATAACTGCCAGGCGTGGCCTCAAGCTTGATGTATACGCCGCTTGTGTTACTCGCATTCAATACTTGAGCCATGGTCTACCTCGCTATGCCCCGTCGCTGGTGGACGAGTATTGTTGCTCGAACGGTCTGCTGTATCACTGTCTGGCCAGTGTCATCGAGGCCGACCGCAAAGTCGGTCGGTGTCACGCCGGTGCCGGGCAAGCAGTTGAAGATGCCCGTTTGCACAAAGCCTACGGTGTTCTGGTTGCGGGAGTCGTAGTTGACTAGGCCATACACAGGCGAGGTCAAGATGAGCAGGATGCCCTCGATGTAGGTACGCAGGCAGGTCTCGTAGACCTCCTCCGTGAACGGGTGCGTGCTCGTCAGAGGCTGCGCTACACCGTTGGTGTCGTAGTAGCCCCAATCGGCATTCACCGACACCTCGAGCTCGTGCAACTGGTCCATCGCGCCGAGAGCGTCGATTATCTCGCTCGTGGTCCGAACCACCGTCAAGCCAAAGGCAGGCTGCTGCTCGGCCGTCCACTGAGCACGACGGCTCGTGTAGATGTTGGCCGTCTTAGGCGCTGGCAGCCCCGGCACCTTCATGCCAGTCAAGAAGGTGCTATCACACACCGTCGGCCAGTTGGCCACCACCAGAGTGCGAGCTGTCTCGCTCACTATCTGTGGACCCCAAAAAAGACCAGCACTCATGGCCGGCCTCCAACACTCATCAGAAACCGAGCCGACAGCTCAGCGCCGGTGATGCCTACCTTGGCTCCTGCCATGTTCATCGGCAGACGCCTCATGTGGTCGCGCACCGCGTCAATGAAGCCATCACCAAACCGAACCAGAGGCCGCTTGGGAGTAGGCACCGTGACCACGCCACTCTTCTTGCGTGAGGTGCGACGCGTGTATGCACCAACGCCCTGGTCGTGGTTCTGAGCATACGGAATGGAGGTGCCGCACTCTACATGGTTGCCCTGCACTGACCACACATAGCCCTTAGCGTTGGGCACACACATCGACGGCCACAACACTTCATGCGTGCCGGCCGAGGTGCTCTGTGGCTTGGCATTCCAACGCAGGATGCCACCCGGGTCGATGCGCTTCACACCGAGAGACCAACGCTTGATGGGGAGCCAGTAACGCTGCTCCTGCCGAGTGTAGCCCGGCCACTTGGGACCCGTGCTGCTGCCCTGCGTCGCAAACATGACGCGACGAGACTCGGCCCATGCCTTGCTCATGTCGTCGTCAGGGTCGCCCCAGAACTTGGTCCACTCGCCCACATTGCGAATGGCCGCCTCGAGCTGGTAGATGCCCTCGTGGCTGTTGTCTTTCATGGTTATCTTGAAGGTCGCCATGCCTACATCTTATCGGTGTTGGCATTCACTGCAAGACGAGAACCACTGTTGAGCACCTTGAGCGCAATCTCGGCCGTGTAGTCAGCGTTGCTGTGCAGGATGTTGGGCGAGGTCGTGCCAGTCGGCCGTGTCGGGCCCATGTCGCCCGGCAGCTTGCGGAGCCGCTCCATCAGCTCGTATGCCTGCTTGTCCCACTCGTCGGCAGCCGTGTTGCTGTTCTGGTTACGCATGCGCACCACATCAGCTGCGAACTTGAGCAGGATGTAGCGACCGGCCATCCGATACATCGGCACCGTCGGCTGCGCATCGAGCCCCTGGGGAGACACACCCATGCCGACCAAAAAGCCGTTGATGTCGGCTGCGTGGTCCTCAATGATGCTGTCAGCCTGTGCCGAGGTTGGCGTGCTGTCGTTGGCAAACGCAATCTTGGGCAGGAGCCTGCCGAGGTCAGCGCGCACAATGCCGAAAGTGTAGATAGCCATGGTGCACTCCTCCTTGAGTAGAACTGGGCGGGGGGATGGGCACCCAGCCCTACTCGAGAAGGGCGAGCCGAAGCCCGCCCCAACTCAGTGGCCTACGAGAGACCGGTGGCCAGACGGGCCCACTTGTTGGCCGTGCCGCCGAGGACGGTCACGCCGAAGTCAGACTCGACATACATGCCCACGCCAGCCGGGTTGAACGCCGAGTAGCTGAACAGCTGGCCGAGCGCCGCGTTGGGCTCGGGCGTCATCGTCTGAAGGAAGCCCGAGTCGCCATAGGCCTCGGCAACCTTGAAGAGCGCGACATTGCCGGTGGTCATGACAACCGAGCCAGTCTGAGTGGCGATGGTCGGCAGGTACTGCGGCATAATCTTGAGCTCAAGCGGCACGATGAGCTTGCTCTGGAAGAACGCGCGAAGCTGGCTCAGGTCGGAAGCGCCAGCGCGGTACTGAGCAGAGCCGTCCGACTTGGACGCAATGCCGTAGCCCATCTGGAACACTTCGTTCTTCTGCATGAGGATGTTGGCAGTCGCGAGATTGCAGGCCGCAACCCACTTGCCGCTCTCGATGTCGCAGCCGTCAGCAGCCGACGCCAGGAGGAAGTCGTTGAAGTCCTTCTGGAGCGTCGCAGCAGCCGTGCCGCCGCCGGTGATGGCACCGTTGGACGCGTAGTTGGCCGTGTCGTTGAGCGCAGCGCCGACGACCGCAGCGTGGAGCTGGGCACCCTGCACCGCGAGCTTCTCAGCGTAGCGTGCCTGGATGTCCTCGCCACGACGGGCGAACTCCTCAATCTGCTTGAGCGTCAGAATCTGGTGGCCCCAGCGGTACAGCGAGCTGTTGTACGCGGCCGAGGTCACACGCAGACCGCCGGGCATAGCCGGGGTGTCGTAGTTGACCGGCTGCGGCACCTGGTTGCTGACAGCGCCGCCGCCAGCCTGAAGCAGCGCGTCGTTCTCAGCGAAGTAGTGGTAGTAGCCCTGGCGCGTCTCGACCTTGACGACCGGCGAGAGCTCGGCTGCGACCTTGGAGGACGAACCAGTGCGGAAGAGGCTGATGCGCTGGAGAATACCAGGACGCAATCCACCGGTGTTGACACCAACTGACGGGAAAGCATAAGCCATGACGAGACCTCGAGGTTGCGCACCCTAGGGTGCAGAGTTGTTAGGGTGCGACGTATTGAATCTGGTAGGGTTGGAAGCGCATCAGGCACTGCTCGTTGGGGCCGGCATCGGTCAGAGCAAGGCCCCAAATCCAGTCGCCTACGTTGAAGTTTGGGGCGTATGCATACGTGAAGGTGCCGTCTGCAACGGCCATGTCTGGGTAAAGAAACTGACCTGCAGAGACTCCATTCTCTCCGCTAATCGTCACCTGCACGACGCAGCCCAGCTGGTCGACCAGCTCAAGCGCGCTTGCCGCAACGACTTTGCTGCCGTCGTCTAGGCTGTTGCAACCTGCAACGACGACGCCGTAGGGAACATCCGCCGGAAATGCCGCAACCGTGAGCGTGTTGGCACCGTCGAGGTACACGCCGCAACCTTCCTTGCCAGTCAAATCCTCGTTGATTGAGAAGATGGGGTTGGGAGTCTTGTATGTCGTTGCGCCAAGCGCCATCGGGTTGCCTTAGAGTAAAGGAGTGTTAGGGTGCGACATACTGCTGCACATACGGCTGGAACCGCATGAGACACTGCTCGCCAACATCGGCATCAGTGAGGGCGATGCCCCAAATCCAGTCGTTTACCGCAGCTGCTTGGTTGGCCGTGGTAGTGAAGGTGCCGTCAGCATCGGATGAGTCAATGACCAGAAACTCGCCTGCGCTCACGGTACTGGCGCTGCTGATGAGCACCTGCACAGCGCAGCCGAGCTGGTCGACCAGCTCGAGCGCAGCGTCAGCAATGACCGAGGGGTAGGTGCCCGGCGTGACACTGTCAGTGCCCGTCACGATGATGCCGTAGGGAACATCTGCTGGCGTTGAGGCAACATTGACGATGTTGGCACCGTTGAGGTACAAGCCGCAACCCTCTTTGCCAGTCATGTCCTGGTAAATCTGGTTGATGATGTTCGGGGTCTTGTATGTAGTTGCGCCGAGAGCCATGAGTTAGGCCTGCTTCGTGAAGGGCTGGAAACGCAGCAGGAACTGGCCACCGGCAGGAGCGGCCGTGAGCGCGTAGCCCCAGTACCACTGGCCCGTCGTAATCGACGCTGCCGTAATGAACTCACCCGAGCTGTTGACCGTAACCGCGAGGCCGACCGTGATGGCGCCGCCACCAGCCTGGACCTGCGCAACGCAACCGATGGCGTCGACAATCTCGAGCGCGCCAGCAGCAATCGGGCCAGCACCGCCGGCAACCGAGTCGGCACCGACAACGACAATGCCATAGGGCAGGTCGCCAGGGGAGTTGGCAATCTCAACGCGACCCTGCGTTGCCGTGGTAAGCGTGAGGCCACAGCCCTCGCTGCCCGTAAGGTCGGCAGCAATCGAGGTAATCTGTGCGGGGGTCTTGTAGGTAAGAGGTCCGAGAGCCATGGTCAGTCTCCTCGCCCGTCAGGGCAGTTAGTTGTTAGTTGCTACCGCGAGTCGACTTCATCTCAAGGACCGAGTCAGGCGTGCGGCCCATCGAGAGCCACGAGGCAGCGAGGCCAACCGAGATGCTCTCCTTGGTCGCAAGCTGCGTGATGAGCGCCCACTGGTCGTCGTCAGACAGGTTGGCGAAGTGCTTGCTGCCCGGCTTGAGAGCCTCACCGAGGTTGGCCTCACGCGAGCCAACGCCAACCGGCGCAATCGTGCGAGCCGTGGCAACCGACGGCTTGACCGAGGTGCCAGGAGCGATGTCAGCGAGAAGGGCCTCGAACTTGCCCTTGCCGGCAACGAACGCGTCAGCGAGCATCGACTCGGTGGCCGAGCTCACCTTGCGGTTGCCGAGCGCCGAGCGAACGGAAGCCAGAGCAGCAGTGCGCTTGGCGACAGCCAGCTCACGCTTGAGCTTGATGACCTCGGAGAGCAGGGCCTCATCGTCCTTGGGCTCCTCCTCCTCAACCTCCTCGACGGCCTCCTCGATGCCCTTGGCCTTCTCGAGCTCAGCAATCGCTGCAGCCTCGATGGCCTCGGCCTCCTCGTTGAGGTCCGGATTGGCAGCGTGTGCCTCGGTGTGCAGCTCGGGGAACAGCTTGGCGATAAGGGCCGTGGCGGCCGCCTCGTCAAGTCCGAGCTCAGCACAGTAAGCAGCGCAATCTTCTTTGGTCATCGCCATGTTAGCACCCTCTGAAAGTGATACGCCGCGCATGTCTGCAACGGGCACCTGTTGTGACTTGATTTGCGGGATGGTCACGAAGCTGACCTCACCGATGGCAAACGGGTAGCTCGGGCTGTCGTCGAGCTCCGTGCCTGCCCATGCCCTGATGTTGGGTGACACATAGGGCACCTCACCAGCGTCGAACTTCGCAGCCCACTTAGGGCTCGTGATGTCGAGGCCACCATAAATCATGCGCGTGCTGGGCTGCTTGATGCCATGCGTTGCCGCCTCGGCCTTGGTCAGCACCACAATGCGACGCAGGTAGCCAGCTGCCGTGCCGTCCTTGTTGTGCTCCACCGCAATCGCAGGGGCATAGTCGGACAGCCAACGCTCGAGAGACTCAACCGCGTCATCGAACCGGAACTGCAGCTTGTCGGCATCTGTCTCGGCTGCGTCAAAGCGCCAGGTAGTACCATGCGCGTTGATGCTGCCCTCGGGCAACAGAGACACCCAGCGCAGCCCGGTGTCGTCACCTAGGTTGACCTGCTGAGTCTTGAGCTTGAGTCGGGATGCACGCATGCTCCCCTCTTTGCACCGTATCTCGGGCCACTTCTAGCCCCTTGCAGTGCGGTCGCGCTGTGCTAGTGCGGCAACCGCTGCGCTAGTGCGGCACCATCGACAAGGGCGGTATTCTTTTGGCTACTCTCACCAGACGACAACGCATGGTTCTCGACGCCCTGCTCATCTGCCACCAGAAGCCGCTCATGCACCCGTCCCCTCGGTGGCTTGCCAACCACATCGAGCACTGGGGAGAGAAGGCCGTTAGAGCCGACATCGCCAACCTTATCGCTCTTGGACTAATCGAAGATGTCGAGGTCGGCACCGGCTCGGCCGCATCCAAATACAAGCTCGCCCACTGCACCTGCACCTACTGCACCTCGAGGCCATCATGAGTGACACACCTGCAAAGCCATGGGGCATTCCCCTCTCTCCAGAGGCCAAGGCCGAGGCCATCAGCCGCATCAACCAGAGGCACGCCACGCTCCTGGCTGTTGGACCTGTCGCCTTTGCCAAGATGGGCCGAGACGACAAGGAGCGGTACAAGGTCATCCAGCTCATCAACCGTGGCTACGAGCTCCACATCACCGATGAGCCCGCGCCCGACTAGCGGCTGTAGATGGCAAACCAGCCGCACCGGCACCGACCAGCACCGCCGAGGCAGTTAGGGTCAGGCAGCGGTGGCAGCTCGAGGCCGACACCCGGCGTCACAAAGTCGGCTACCTTCACACGCTCGCCCGTGTCTGCAGCTGCACAGATGCTGCAGCGGTTGCCGTCGGGGATGCTCGACCTAACCACGAAGGTAGGCACCGCGCCCACTGCCGTCGGGGCCTGTGCATACGCGCCGATGCGTGACGCTGCCTCTACCATGTTGCGGCTGTCTCGGGCCGAGTCCAGCAAGCCAAGAGGAGTGATGCGGCTCACCCATGACGCAGGGTCGGCACCAGCAAGCAGCGCATTCTCAATCTCGGTCTGCACTCGGTTGGCGATGGTCTCGGCAGCCGTCTGTGTCAGTGCCGCAGCTTGAGCCGACTGCGCATTGGCTGCACCGGCCAGAGCGTCGCTAGCCCCAACCACAGCCGCAGGTGACATCGTGGACGCAGGTGCATCGGGCAGCGACTTGGTCGCCTCGTCAATCACATCGTCAAACACCGACTGCCGCAGCTTGGTTGCGCTGTTAGCCAGAGCAACCTCGTACTCCTGCAGGTACTGCTTGTAGATGCGGTCGCGCTCGCCTGCCTGCCAGCCGTTCTTGAGAGCGTCGCGCACATCGTTGCGATGACGCACCGCTATCGCCTCGAGCAGGATAGCAAGCAGCATGTCCAGGTCGTAGCGTGACTCGGCCATCGTCACCCAGCCGACCACGAGCTCCTCAGGCCGCAGCTCACGGTAGGTCACGAACTCCTTGCCGTCGCCGCCGACTACGAGAACCCCTTCGCCCTCCTTGTCGCCAAGGTCGCCACTGCCCTCGGTGCAGCCGCAGCCGCAGCCGTCGTTGAGCCGTGCCGCACGATGGTGAGCTGCCGAGGCATAGGCCATCATCAGACCACGCACCCACTGCTTGGCCTCGTTGCCGCCTCGCAGCTGGTACGAGTGATAGCTGGCGCCCTTATCAGTAAACGACTTCGTGCTGGCTACCCTCGGCAGCGTAGCACTAAACCACTCAGCCAGGCGCATCACCCGGGACCATGCCAACCGCTTGCCGGCTGCGAGGTCACGCGCAATCAGCAGGGCCTCGGTGTCCGAGGTCTTGCCCTTGCTCACAGACCGGTGGGCCTCGAGCGCCGCTGCAGCTGCAGCTCGCACCGAGTCGGGCACCACTACATCGGGCCGCTCGGCCAGAGACGCTGACAGGATGGTGGCAGCCTCGGCCATAGCCGTCTCTGCACCAGCCGTCGGCACAGGCGCGAACGCTGCGCTGTCGCCAATCGTGGCAGGCACCTCGATGTTTTCGCTGACCTGCACCTGGGGCACAACCGCTGCTGCAGTCTCAGGTGACGCAGGGGCAACCGTCAAGGATTCCTTGTCAGTTGGAACCGCGCCAGCGACAGGGGTAGCCATGGGCGACGGCATAGCCAGCTGAGCTGCAATCATCGCATCGGCCGTCGTGCGGCTCATGCCTGCCGAGACCAACAGCAACGCAGCTGCCTCGGGGGCCAACGGTGCCGGGTTGGCAGGCGTTGCCACCAACATGCCGAGCACCTGCTGCGCAATCTGCAGCGAGCCGACCAGAAGCGGGGCCGGTGTGTCGGCCGTCACCTCAACCTGCTCTTGCACCGGCAGGTCGGGAGCGCCAATCACCTTGCGAGCCCATGCCTCGTCACCAGCTGCACGAGTGATGAGACCCGCCTGGACACCTTGCACATAGGCTGCCCAACCGTCCATGCCCGTCGTCAGCTCGGCCGACTGCACCTGCACCCGAGGCAGCTTGCCCGTGTAGCCCACATCGTTGGCAAGCCACTGGAACATGCCTCGGCTTGCACGGTCAAAGACATTGTTGAGCCATGCCTTGGCCTTGCGACCTGCTGCACCGTCCAAGGTCTCGGCCATCGCACGAGAGCCGAACTGAGCAATGCCCGCCAGAGGAGCGTTGAGCTTCTTCTCAATCTGCCGGTCCCAATACTCGAGCTGCTCGATGATGGCAGGGGGCGTGCCGCTCGGGTAGCGCATCTCCACATCGACCTGCTTAGGCCGCAGCAGGTACTTGCGCTGGCCGTCGCTGAACTGCTGGCCAAAGGTGTTGAACGCGTCGATGTCATCCTCGGTGACGCTCGGCTCGTAGGCGATGTCCAAGAAGCCCCAAGACAGCTGGTTGTAGATGCCTGCGTTGATGGCAATCTGCTTCCACAGCTCGAACGGCTGCAGGCAGTCACGCAGCATCGACCGACCCTCGAACTCCATCGCGCCGGCAGTGCCGTAGACCGTGTGCACCAGCTGGCTCGCATCGAGGTCGTCATAGCCGTTGGGCGTCGAGAACCGTGCGCCGCCAAAGAGGTGACCGTCGGGACGCCACAGCATCACCGCATTGTGCGCGACTGGGTACCACTCAATCTGCGTGTCGTTGAGCCGACGAGGGAACATGAGGCCAAAGCCCATGAAGGTGTCGAGCAGAGGGTAGGACCACAGAGCCGAGCCGCCCTCAATCATTCCCTCGTACACGACCGCGTCCTCGATGGTCGCAGCCCGGCACAGGTCCATGAACGCGAGCTCCTCGGTGCCCGGGTCTCGATGGTGCGTCCACACCACTTCCTTGGGCAAAGCCGAGCCCTCGTTGATGGCCCAATAGACCGCAGCTGCAATGCCGACATGTGTCTGCATCATCTCCTGATATTTGCCCGGCAGGCCGCCAACACCTCGGCGGTCCATCGGCAGGAATGTCAGATTCGGGTCGGCATCAGGCAGGCCACCTCGAGCGTTACGAGCGCCAGACATGTTGACGCGAGCGCTTGCCTGCGCTGCCGTCATCGGAATCACACCGTTAGCCAGTACCGGCTTTACCATGTCGTGCCTCTATTCGTGGTTGCCACCGCGCTGCCCATGTAGGCCCGCCGTGTTTGCGCTGTTACTCCCATACGCTCGGCACCGTACCACGCCAAAGCGTGAGCACACACCGTGTCGTCATGCACACCGCTCGGCGCGCCATACACTACTCGGCCCTGCTTTACATCATACTCGAATGCCTCGAGCTCGGCGCGGTGCGGGCCGTCGAGCACGCTCGTTCTACCTTGTTGCAGAGCCAGTGCAAGCCCCTCCATCAACCCTTGCTTGCTAGCCGAGCTGAAGATGAACGCCTCGCACCACAGCCTGGACGACACCAGCTGCTCGCCTACCGCGTCGCCAACGCCCGTCGCATCGTAGAACAGGCACGACTTGCTGCCGGCACCAACGATGCGCGTCACCTCGGCCACCAGCGAGGAGTAGCTCAGGCCGTGCCACCGGTGCATCACCGAGACATGCCGGTTGCTGTCGAGCCCCATGAGCACCGCGTAGTCGCGTTTGCGGGCTATGTCTAAACCCCATACCCGCACTGGGTTGCCCGTCGGCTGGCCGTTGTTGAGCTCAGCGCAGGCCCGTACCGAGTCGATGCCGAACGGGTTGCCACCGTCGTCGGCAGGCTCGCAGTAGTAGAGCTCCCGAAACACAGCCGCCGGCAGCGAGCGTCGTGCCATCTCGAGGTCGCCCTCCGAGAACAGCCCGCCGGCAATCGCGTCGTCGGCCGTCAGTCGGTGGTAGGCAAAGCCCGGCTCGCCCGACTCACCCTTGCGCGACCACTGGTAGTGACGGTTGGCTCGGCCTCGCACATTGCCACACAGCCGCAGCTTGCCTCGGGTCTTGGTGGTGGTGGAGTAGACAGCGTCCACCGCGTCATCCTTCATGCGGCTGGCCTCGTCCAGGACGGCGCTGGTCACTGCAGAGCCATAGAGGTTGTCGGGCTTGTCGGCAGACCGGAAGCTCCACCGCCGGTCACCTGGTGCGATGATTGCCTTGTCGGCCAGTGCCTGCCGAAACCCCGGCTTGCCACGAAGCAAGGACCATGCGACGCGGTAGGCCATCATGCTCTGCTCGTAGACGGGCGCCACCCACCAGTGCTCGGCGTCGCACGGACCCTCGAGCAGCTGCTTGATTTGCCAGACGATGGCTGAGGTGGTCTTGCCGCTCTTGGTCGTGCTCTCGATGCAGACGATGCGGCTCGGGTCGTTGATGGCATCCCATTGCTTCGCATACAGGGCAGGAAGGATGACCTCAGCGTTAGCCACTACTCACCCTCATCGACACGCATCACACGCGGTATCGTGACCGTGAACTTGATGGGCTCGCCACCGCTGGTCAGGTCGAGAGCCGACTTGGTCACAGCGTCGAGGCCGTTGAGCTTGGCCCGACGCTCCTCGATGCTAAGCACCGTGCTCACTGCCTTGAGGTCGCCCTCCTTGGCCTGCGTCCACACCGAGCGCAGCAGAGCATCGAGCCGCTCGGCAGCCTCTTTCCGCTCCTCGGTCGCACTCGCCAGGACATACTCTTCGACCTCTTTGCGGTGCTGGGTCAGCAGCTCGGTCACCACCTTGCGACTAAGGCCGAGCTTCTGGCCGATGTCGTTGTGAGACCATCCACCCAGCCGCAGCTCCCATGCCTGTCGCACGAGCTCGGCTCGCTGTTCGTTACTCAGTGCCATGGAGCCGATTGTGGCACCGGTGGCTTGGCAGGTCAAGTGGCAGCTTTAGGGCCAGCGGTAACATGGTAACATCGAGGTTGTTACCGCAAAACCGCCGCAACCCCTTGAACTACCTAGCGAAATCGGAGCGGTAACATAGTAACACGATTTTTCGACATACCATGTGTAAGTCGAGAGGAGCCTCCTTGTGCAGGTGCGCGTGCCCGCGCGCGCGCGTATAGGTGCTTGTTTTGGATGTTACTCATGTTACCGTATCAAAAAACTACTACTATCTATAAACAAAACAAGGACATAAGCGGTAACATCAGCGGTAACATCGGAGTAACATGCTTGTTACCGCTCGGCGGCTAAGTCGTTGAAACCTCGTTGCGGCTCCTCGGCGCGGCCGTCCAAAGCTCTCAAAACCGGTCATCCTCGCGTGCGCGAAGGGGCCGAGGCCAGTGCACGGTGAAGCACCCCAGCCCAAAAGCATCGAGGCCCTCCAACCCAGTGCCACGACACCGATTGGAGGACCTCGACTAGCTACTCTTGACAGGAGGTAGTCAGAGCGGCATAAGGGTCGGCAGCCGCGACAACGGCCACCAACCTGATGGGCCTCGGTATACCCGAGGTGCCTAGTTTTTGCAAGCCCCCACGAGGTATCATGCAAGAT